CCTTCCTCTGCATCTACCCATAGTTTGTAAAACATATTCATACCATGAGGTGTGCTTACTATCATTACTTTTGTAGTTTTACCTGATGAGATGGTAGGATATACAGAACTAAAAAATTGTTCAGCAACATTGGATGGTACATACGCAAACTCATCAAGGAAGATAATGTTATAAGAACCACCACGAACCGCACTTGCAGAAGTAGAAGATGCAAGTATTTTAGAACCATTTTCTAATTCTAAAGAACCCTTGTTCCAAGACATAACTCCTTGTTGTAACCAATTGGGTAAATTTTCATACGCAAGTTGTAGTCTGCCTAACAAATCTCTTGCAGTTGAAGCTTTGTTTGCGAGGATTGCAATATTAACACTATCGTTAAATAATGCATAGTGTAATAAATATGATATCATAATAGTAGACTTACCAGATTGTCTTGGTAGTTTACAAATGGTAAAGCGATTGTTATGAAATGTTCCAACCATTTCTTTTTGAAAGTCGTACATTTTAAAAGGAACTAAACCTTCATCAAGAGAAACAATTTTTACATAATTTTGAATAAAGAATAGGGGATCTTCCATACACTTTGAATATTCAAGTAATTGTTTCTTAGTCCAATTTTGAGATACATTGGCTCTTTTGAGTAGAGGATTTCCAAGATAAGCATTTTTGTTATCTTTTGTTTCAATCACTTATCTGTACCCTTTAACATTTTTTGTAGTTCAGCAGTAGAACCAACAAACAATGCATTAGTTACACTTTTGGGTGCGTTGTTGGGAACTTCTTTTAGTTTTCTCATTTTTTCTTGAAGGTCTGCAAGTTTTTCTGTTACTTCTGCAACTTGTTTAATACCATTCAATGCAACTTCATAAGTTCTTGGGTGTTCTGATTCTTTTGCAAGTTCAAGAATACCATCTATAGCATCTTGACCACGTTCAATAAGATTATAAAGATTTTCTCTTTGATATTTGTAATCGTTGTCAATATCATCTTCATTGGTAGCTGGTACAACGCGAGGAACAGTACTCTGTTCCTTAATTGATTTTTCGATAGGGTCAGACTCTAGTATTCCTAAAGCCCCACCAATAATTTTATCAGCGTCTTTCATAACAATCCTTAATTTTCAATATTTACTTTACGTCTGTTCCAGAAACAGGATCATAAGTTTTCGCATCTTCAAAGAATGATGATGTTTCACTGAAACCGAAATCGTCATCTGCATCAGCTGATGATGGATTAGGAGTAACTGTATATCTCTGTTCTCTTTTGGGAGAAACTTCTGGTAGATTTGCAAACTGATCGACCTGTACAGTCTTAATAACACTTGAAGAAGTGACAGGGCCATATAGATAAAACTTAGTTGTAAATGATAAAGTGTAAATGATTGCACGGCGACTTTCAAAGTCACCTTGATAATTGTCCTCGTAACTAACATCTGTCAAGATAATAGGAACATCTTTCTTAATTCCCATGTCCGAGTTATCATTCAATGTGATTGTATAATCTGGTTGAAAAAATGGAAGAATTTGTTCTACAATTTGTAGTGCATCATCAGAGTTTTTTGCCATGGCATATAAAGTAATATCCATATTATATGGAACAGGCATATACTGTGTATCAAGTTTTCCTGAAGCACTGCTTGAAGATTTTACTTTTTTAAACTTTTGAACTCGATTCATTTTTCTGGTTGGGTCGTAACTTAATGAACCAATTTCAAAACCTATTCTTGGTAAAGTGATTGCTGCAGCTGTTGCAAGTGATGGGTCTTGATCTAATCGAGCTAACCATTTTTGTTTTGGGCCATACGCAAGTGGAACTTTCATTGACTGTATTATTGCTCCAGTATTGTCCTTACGAACAATCTGAATATTATTAAACATTGTTCCGAACGCAACAATTACATTGCGTACAGTTTCATGGTAAAAAGTTTGACCTAACATATTATATTCTCCTTTTTCATTATGTACTACTTCCTACGTCACCAAATGGATTTGATTCTGTAAAATCAATAACAGTATCATCAAGTATATCAAATAACTCATTTTGTGCTGTTTTATCTGTAACATAATCTCCTATTATATAGTCTTCCGAGATTAAGAACTCTGCGTCACCAGTATCAGCTGCATTTTCTAATTGAATAGAACCAACTTCATTTTCAAGTGTAAACTGGAACGCACTTGAGGATCTTGATAGATCATCTTCAATTGTGTCAATAGTATCAATACCAGTAGCAATATCTTCTGAACTATATTCAAATTGTTTGCATCTTAGTTTGTATACAGGATTGTTGTCTAGTTGATAGAAAGGTTCATCGTGATCTACAAAGTTTATCTCAAACATTTTTGCAATAACAGGGTGATAAACTAAATCCCCTTCCTGTGGTCTATCTGCATCTGTAGAAGCTATATCCTGTAATACATAAAAGTTGTCATCTCCTTGCACACTTGAAAGTGTAGATGAACTGCCTGATTGATCTATACTTCCAGATTCTAAAAGTATACCCCCACCAGTTGTATCTGTTCCACTTTCAATAACAAATTGACTATCCATTTCTTGGAATCGTTCTTTAGAAACTACAAATGTAATCTCATTACGATTCTCTAAACCAAATTGCGTTATGATTTCTTTGTCACCACCAAATCCCTCTGCATCTTCCACATACATTTCGATTGGTGTTTGTTTTGTATACGAAGAAAGACTATCTTCTCCAAGTATATTATCTAAAGCAACTGTATCACGATTAACATAATACACATCATGTCCATATATCTGTATGGCTTCTTTGATTAAGTCTTGATACAAACTTCTCTCTGTTGCAAGAGAATGTAGATTGTTTGTATGAAATGCACTATTAGTTGACATTTGATTATCCTACCATATAGTCAATTGGTGTTTCAAATGATAACTGAATTTGTTCTTCTAGTCTTTCTAGTTGTTCTTGTGCTTGTTGATAGATTTCTCCACCATTCATTGTGACGCCACCTAACATTGCGACACCATTAAATTTAGAAAGGTTTGCACCCCACTGTCTTTTTATTAATTCCGTTGCATATCTTTTCAAATAGATATCATCAAATACATCACTATATGATGCTGGGTCAATCTTACGATAACATTCAATGATTATAAATTCATCTGCTTCAATATCATTTGTCCAATCCATGTCAATGTATAATCTATTTTGGTGTTGATTAAAACGAACAGGCTTTTCACCAACAAGAATATGTGAAAGAAAATCTAAGTGTTGCATTGTTTGTTGGTAATGTATAACAGAAGTAGAACTAAAATCGTATAGGTCATTCAATCTAAGTTGATACCTAATATCAAACATATTGTTTGTTGCAACATCGTCAAATGGGAAAACATTTAATACAGAAACTACCGCCTCTGGCATTGGAATAAAATTATTTCCTTCTGAAAAAGATGCAGTAATAGTATTATCTACTGGATCTGTTGCAGTTGTAGTCGTATTAGAAAGAGCTCTAGTTTTATCTGCCGCAGTAATCTGATGTTTGAGATACATTTTCTCAATACCATCATAATGATATTGTGCGAAATATTGTAAAGCTTCATCTAACCTGTCATCTACTTGGTCATCAGATACGTTTATGTCAATAACACCAAAACCTAATGCTCTTAGGCAGTATGATTTTAATGTTGCTTTTGAACTTGGAATAGCCATTTTTTCTTCCTTTATATACTATTTAGTCAATAACTAAAGTCCAGCACCAATAGCAATTGCAAATGCTCTAGTTCGTAATTCAGCTGCATCAACATATGCTTTAATTGATTGTTGTGATGCAACCTTTGTTGCAGAGTTACTTGATAAATCGTCTTCGTCTAAAAATGCAGTACCACTTATTCCTGTATTTATAACTGGACTAGTCAGAGTTTTATTTGTTAATGTTTGTGATGCTGTTAAAAGAGTAATCGCACTTGTGTTTGATAAGTCTGTACTTGCAATTGTTATATTTGATGTACCATTAAATGATTGACCAGCTATCGTTCTTGCAGTTTCAAGTGCAGTTGCTGTGCCAGCATTTCCAGTAGTATCTTGATTCAGAGTTCCAATCACTAAATCAATAGTACCATCGGCATCTTGATATGTTACAGTAATGCCTGTTTCTGTGTTACTAGAAAACATTGCACCGACTGTATCTTGGACAACTTCAGATAAATCTATGTTTGCAGACCCATCAAAAGATACACCATGAATAGTTCTAGCAGTTTCTAGTGTAGTTGCTGTGTCAGCATTACCTGTAACATCACCAGTTATGTTACCCTCAATATTAGCAGTTAATGTTCCAGTAGTGATAGATAAATTCCCACTGCTTGCACCTGTTGCTGTTGTTGTACCAACTATAAATTTATCAGAACTTTCATCCCAACCGATAAATGCGTTATCGCCTGTACTACCACGTTCAATAACTAGACCACTATCGTTAGCATTTGATCCAACACCATTATTTAATTCTAATAAATTGTCACTTATCAAAGTGTTAGTTGAACTAATAGTAGTAGTTGTACCATTTACAGTTAAATCGCCACTTAATGTTAAGTTAACACCAGTTGTAGTACCAGTAAATGCTGGAGCTGCAAGACGAGCAAGATCAGAACTGTCACTTAAATTTGTACTTGCAATATCTATATTTGCAGTTCCATCAAAGGACTGGCCAGCTATTGTTCTAGCATTTTCAAGAGCAGTTGCTGTTCCAGAGTTTCCACTTGTATCTTGATTACCAGTTGTATTAACACCAGCTAAATCAATATTTGTACTGCCATCAAAAGAAACCCCACCAATAGTTCTAGCAGTTTCTAATATGGTTGCTGTAGCTGCATTACCAGTAGTATCTTGATTAAGTGTACCAACTGTAAAATCTAACTTTCCGTTTGTATCATCATAAGTAACTGCAATACCACTTTCAGTATTGCTACCAATCATTCCACCAACAACATCTTGTAGTTGTTCGTCTGTTACACCAGCTGAATCTGCACCAATAAACTTACCAGTAGACGATTGATACTTTAGAAACTTACCATCTACTTTTGCGGTATTTCTATCAACATCATCCATAAACTCAAGTCTAACTTCACCACCACCAGCACCAGACATTTGTGATGATGCTATTTGTTGTCCAATGAGTGATCTAAAGTTATCAAACTCTTTTCGTAGAGTTGTAATCTGTGCTACTTCTTCTTTAACTGTAGTTTTTTCTTGCATATCATTAAGATGTACAATAGCCTTATCTACAAGGTCTGCTTTCTTTTCTACATTTGTGGGTTCTTCTACTAAAGATTCTGTTTCAACTTCATCAACAATAATATTTTTAGGTTCTTCAACTATCTCTACTATTGGTTCTGGTTCAATTAGTTCAGAAAATAGTTGTTCAAGTGCTTCTAGTTTTGCACCTTCATTGATTGGTTCAACAATTTTTTCTTGGATAACTTCGGGTGTGGTTTCGGGTTGAATAATCTCATCAAAGGTTTCAATAAGAGTAGAGAACGCTTCTAGTTTCTCTTTTTCATTTAGGGATAATTTTAGTTCAACTTCAATTTGTGCTTCTTTATGGGCTTCATTCAACCCACTAAAAAGTTCAGTAATATCT